CATTGCTTTAGAGAAGTTACCACCGCGCAACCTAGCGTCTGCAACAGCACCTTTAGCGGCTAGGGCTATCTGAGGCATTAACTGTACGATCTCAGCACGTACGGTTTGCTGTACGCCTGTAGTGACGTTAATGGTCTGCTGTACTACTACGCCAGATGATTGACCTTTAGTGTGATCAATAACAGTTTCATTAGGATGAAGAATAGCAGGGAATCCACCTTTACCATCTACGCCACCAGATCGAGAACCCATGCCAGTGAATCCACCGCCATTAAATGATCGACTACCACCCAAATTTGTTCCTGCCGCATTCCCTGCCGCATTTACATTTCCACCACCGCCAGTAGGGAATGCACTAGTAATCGCTCCAAATATTGACTGCGTAATGTAATACTGGACAAGCATTTTTATTAGGCTGTCTATTACTGATTTAGCCATATCTCTCATAGCATCAGCAAAACTTTTTGCCCCAGTAATTGCGTCAGTAAACCCTTGCGTTATAGATTCTGACATTGTTTTGCCAACCGTAGCCATTCCTTCATCTAAACTGGGGAATGTGTCACTAACCGTTTTTAATGCCGCTTGCCATCTTTCAAATAGAGTAATTTGATCTTCAACTGGTTTCTTGCCTTTTTCAATTTGTCCAAAAGAAAACGCTGAACTTTCCCCAAATGTTACAATTTGATTTCCTAATGTTCTAACTTTATCAACTAGGTTTTTGCTGAATGTTTCCTCAATAACAACTTTTGTTTCATCGAAATACTTTGCAACTCTTTGAAATACAACAGAAATTTCATTAGCAAAATCAATAATTCCCTCTAACCCATTAGAAAGAGAAATAATGAGATTGCCTATTCCAACAATAAGATTTTTGATTGTGGTGTTAGCAAACTTTTCTATTGAGCCATCAGCATCCTCTATAGCCTTTAGTATTTTGTTTTTAAATAAGTCAGCAAGATTCTCTATAGCAGGAGCAAGCGCACCGACCATTTGATCGCGCACTCCCTTAAATAAAGTAAACAGCTTAGACATTGCGTCTTTTGCTTTTACAATACCACTGACTGCTTTGCTACTAAGCACAATGCCAAGCAACTCAGCCTCTTTAAACATCTCTTTAAGACCATCTCGGCCAAGAGCCAATGTATTAACTAAAGAAACACCTTCTGAATCAAACAACTTCATTGCAAGCCGAACTTTGTCTGCTGACGTTTTAACTTTTCCAAAAGCATCAGCAAGGTCAAGCATTTGTTCATCAAGCTGTTTTTTCTTCAACTCGTCTGCATTAATGCCTAATTCTTTTAGTGCACCTTTAGCTTCACCTGTTCCTCTAGCGGCTTCTGCTAATCTTCTTGTAAATCTTTGAGAAGCCATGTTCAAGGTTTCAACAGACACGCCAGTAAGCCCTGCCGCATAATGCAACTTACTTAGAGATTGAGTAGTTGTACCGATTTTGTCTGCGGTTTTTTGTAGACTGTCAACAGCGTCAAAAGATTTCTTTACTAACAAGCCCATACCTGCCGCACCTGCGGCAAGACCTAAAGCAGACTTCATGTTAAATATAGACTTTGATATTGTTTTTAAACCAGAAGTTACGCCACCAAATGCTTTTTTGGTTTTATCAAACGCCTTAATCGTAATGTTTACATTTTCAGCCATCGTTCTCGCTCATTATTTGAAAGTAGGCCAACCACTCATTGAAGTGATTGACAGGCATTTGCTCTGCTTCTTCTATCGTAATGTGAAGGCGATCAGCCAAAGATAATAGATTCATCCTTGATTGATCGCTTCTTAGTTTTTTTCAGCCACCTCCGCAGATTCAATTTCAGCAAACATCTGATTGGCTATATCTGATATGACGCTTGTCTCTTCGCCCATCAAATCTATCCTATCTTCCGCAGACCCGAACAGTTTACTACCGCCCTCATCTTCTGCCTTCATGCAAATCAAATCTACCATTGCACCGATAGTTGTGTTGTTAAGAAAGTCGGGGTGCTTCTTCTGTAACTGGTCTAAGTCATAGCACGTAATGGTTCTACAATATAACTTAAATGCTCCAGATTCGTCACCCCATGCAGGAACTACAACTTCTCGCGCCTGTATCTTTCTTCTGCTTCGTAACTCTTTTGCTAATCCCATGGTTTAAATCCCCTTATACTTGTGCTTCGGTTACTGCTCCACTGCACTGAATGGTGAAACTTGCTTCAACCATTCCATCAAATGCTCCACTAATAGAACGAGAAGTTACAATGCCACCGCCTGAAAAGAAAGTCTCGCCTGAACCAGTGCCAGTAGGATAGATTTCAAAATCTACAGAAGCACGTTCATCAAGAATTAACTGCTGTGCGTCTGCCTCATCCCAGTAAACGTCAAGTGAAACTGTGTTAGTTTTTAAGCCTTGCTTGTAAGTTCTAGAAGAATCTCCCATTACTGAATCTTCGATAGTGTCTGCTGAACCGTCAAACGTGAAAGAACGTACCTCGCCTACCACGGCAACAGTCGTGCCTGAGACTTGTACTTTTACTACTCCAGATGCGCCTGTTTTAGTCGCCATGATATGTACCTTTTAAGTTAAGTTAAGTTGTGCCGCGAGTATACTGATATACAATACGGACTGTAATAATGACCCCACCAATGGGATCAATAGAACCTTCATCTATCTCAACATTGACTACCTGCGTATCTATGGCTTTACTGCCTCTAGTACGGTCAACATCAAGACCTTCTTCAATCGCCTCGATTATGTTGTTTCTTGCGCTGTCAATCGCAGAGCCTTTAACAAAACAAACCAAGTCATAATTAATTGTACCCATTCTCTGGGTTATCGATCCACCTATAGATGTATCTTCTCTGCTTTCATCAGCACTACGCACTAAGACAGCAGGGTATTGAGCGTTAGACAGTTTCTCAAAGTCAAACGGCTCACGAGTAGCATATTTTACAGCAACAGGGCTTTTAATTCCCTTTAGTGTAGTAACAATATTTTCAGCTATCTCTTCTCTTACACTCATTTCAAATTCCTAAAAAAGACCTGCCCTAATTGCTTTTCTTCTTTGCGGCTAAACCCAAAAAACGGTCTGCTCTTATTATTCATTGCCGCCTTCTTTGCTTCTGCCGCTCTACTAAAAAATATAACAGCTTGTTTACTGTTAGCCTTAGTAGTCATACTGCTTAACATCTTACCTGTAAACTGTAGATCAGGTGTTGACCCTCTACCATTCTTGCTTCTAAAAGCCGCATAAGTAGGGTTGTACTTCTTAAACCCACCGCCTTTGAATCCTTTTCCTTTGGCAGTCCTATCCTCAATAATACCTACGCCAGTTTGTGCTGTAATTGATAATGCTCTACGAACACTGCGTGATAATTCTTTTCCCTTCTTACCAATTCGCTTTGATACTTCCTTAGCATTTGTCTTAACGCTAAATTCCATTACCTGTCTAACCTTTGTCCTACAGGTTGCTTTTCATCTTCCTTAACTACGCCATCGCCATCTGCGTCATAGTCAACGCCATCAGCCAATACAGCCTCTAACTCTTCTCCGTATCGCGCCTTATAGAAATCAATCATACTCTGAAAGCGATCACCCTCTACCCAGTTAGTTAACTGCGGTAAAGCATAACGCCACAATACCAGATAGGCACTTGCCATTGTAAACTGTGTTGAGGTAAGTTTGCTGTTGTCCATCTCACCCGCAATATTCTTTCGCGGCCACCATTTGATCCGTAACTCGCGCTGTATGTCTGACTGTGCTTTTGGGTGTTCCAATACAAAAGACTCGATACCTAGATCGAGAATGTCTGGAATTAATTTCAATAAATCTGCATCGCTTGAATATGCCATTACCATTTCACCTTGTCTGCCCAGTATGCCGCTGATGCGGTTTTGTCTTTACGTCCTCTAGCTATGTCTTTGGCAAATCGTGCTTTAAACGATCGCCTCTTAGCCTTGTCTGCTTCTGATTCGTTCTTTCTAGGTGGCTTGTTATCTGCACCCTTTTGACCAAACCTAATTAACTTTATCTTGTCGCCTTCTTTAGCCAGTACAGCATGGCTTTTCTGGTCATGCTTGGGGGTGCGCTTAGGCTTGTTGTAGCCTTCAAAGGTTTCACCGCGATAAGTTATAGCCATATATCCCTCATAAGAAAGCCCCCTCCGAGGAAGGGGCAGTCAGTCTTACAATGCGGAGTCAGATAGAATCTCAACACCGAATGCATCATCAAGTTCAGCAACGCCATATACAGCAGTAGCGTTTAACTCGAATGCGCGTAGTGACTCATCACGCTGAGGCGCAATGTTGAAGTCACGCTTCATAGCGATCATCAATGCTTCTGGAGCGAATACAGCACCCTTAGCATCGTCGTTACCGTCAATAGCTACGTTAGCAGACTCATATACATTGATACCTGCGATAGTACCAACATAACCATTACGCATTGCTTCGTTCTGCAAGTCGCCACCATTTGGGTTAGCAAAGGTGTTAGTTAGGTTAGCTTTCAACTGGTATGCCTGATATGGGTGTACAACAGCATTGATAGTTCCAGTGACCTTGTTGGCACGTAGAGTAGCCGCGGCCTTAAATAAGTCAGCTACAGTAATCTCTGCTCCTGCGGTTCCGATAGAGCCAGAGAAACCGTCAAACAAAGCGATCAGATCAGTATCAATCTTAGTAGCGATAGCGTTACCAAGAACAGTACCTAACTCAACAGCAGGGTTGCCGTCTCCGTAAGTAGCCATGTCAGTCAATAGAACCTGTGCGCCTACCTCTCCTACAGTTACAGAAACTGAAGAAGTAGAAACAGTAGTGCTAGTCATGTCAGTTCCTTCGGTCAAGTTTGCCGCGGCAATGGCGGGGTACTTAGGAACCTGAATCGTCTTTCCTGCTTGTGCTTGAATGTTGTACTGAGTAACAAGACCCATCATTAGGGATTGCTCTTCAGCAGTGAAACGTGCTTGTGCGACGATATTTACAAAGAGATCGTCGAGAGTTGTTGAAGTTGTTGCGGCCATGATTGTATCCTCAAAAAATTAAATAGTGGTTTGGTGGTTACTTTTTCTTCATAGAGGCAAATGCTTCTTTGCCGCCATTACTCCAGTTAGCAACCATATCTGCCACAGATTGAGGCTTCTGTGTAGAGCCACCAGTGTTACCCATCGAGCCTGTGCCACCTTGTGACGCTTTGACCATGTGTGGGTTTACTGTTAAAAATTCTGATACCATTTCATTAACTGATAGCAGATCACCGCTGTCATTGTATCGCGGCACACCGTTACCGTCTAGCACCTCAACCGTTCCATCGTCTGATAGTCTGGTCTGGTCTTTCAATAACTGTGATACTTGATTTGGATTGACAGCGTTATTATTAGAAGCCGCACCTAAGATCGCTCCATCTACTAGCGTCTGTTGCAACTTGCTTTTGTAACTCTGTATTTCCATATCTTTCTTTTCGACCGTTTTCTTTAGGATAGAATCAAACTCGCCACGCTCTTTCTGTCGTTCCAGTTCTGCGGCTTCACGCTTTGCCATCAGTTCCTTTGCGTCATCCAGATCAATGCCTTGTATCTTCTTATCGAACTTTCTTTGCTCTCTTGCTACGCGATCCGCAACAATTCGATCTAGTTCGTCCTGAGTAAAGGTCTTGGTTTCCTGAGTTTCTACTGCCGCTGTCTCAGTATCAGCTTCTGTTGCCATGATTTCATCGCTCATGTTACGAACCTCTTATAGAGTATTGGTGAATTAACATTGTAGCATATTAATTATTTCTTGGTTTTCTTCTTCTTTTTGGGTCGTCCTACCTTACTACCGTATGTACCTTTACCTTGTGGCATGATTGTCTCCTTAAAATACAGCCCTAAATCTATGGCGGCAGTTATAGCCACCACGCACAATAAATGGATTACCATCTATTTTACCTGCCCAACTACCTGACCAGATTTCTTCAATTTCTTCTTTAGTATATGTCTTGCCTACGTGCTTTTCACAAAAGTCTCTAGTGACCTCATCGTCTGGCCCTTGATACTTAAACTCTTTAGCACCTGACTCTAATGCAACTCTAGTGTTTACAGCCGCGTCAAACTGCATTAAGGCATCATGCAACTGCTGACTAGCATAACGCCCTAGATCACTGCTTACAGTGGCTCTAATAGTCGCTACGCTTGCGGCAAATGGTGTTCCTGTTAGGGTGCTTTCGTAAACCTCTTTAGCAATGACATCTAGGTACTGCTGTCCTAAATCCTCAAAGCCTTTAAAGGTTAGGCTCTGTAACTGCTGAATAATACTAGCATCTAGGTTAGCAATGTCACCGTACTGCCCTAGCATAGCAATAGCCTTAGCCGCCACATCGTTATACTGTCGCACTAAGCCATCAACAACCGTTAGGTATTCTTGCTCTATAGCCTCACGTAGAACAACCCTAGCCTGTACAGCCCACTCTAGATCAAACAACTCGCCATCTCTTAGCGGAGCAGTAGCCATGATGTCAGCTATGCGGTTCTCTAGCTTAACTAACGCGCTTGCTAACTTAGCCTGATGTGTTTCAGCAAGCCTAATCAGTTCACGCAACTGATCAATGTCTGCGGCCATTAGAACTGTCCTATGTCGCTACCAGTGCTTTCCTCTTTAGCGGCCAAGAGTTCATCGCCACCTTCCACATCATCAAGACCAATCTTCTCTCTAACCTCGTTAGGAGTAACCAAACCTGCATCAATGTGATAGCTATATATCTGAGTCTTGTCAGAGAAGTCACCGAGTACAGATGCAGTCTCTTCAATCTCTACATGAACCTTAGCTAGAGCCTCATCATCAAGGATTAGATCAGCAATCTTTTTGTCGATCTCCATAGATAGGGTAGCTGACTTAACGCCAGTAGAACGCAACTGCTGTAGGAACATAAGTTCTTTATCGTAATCACGTAGGTCGAATGCATCTGGATAGAATATCTCAACATCAGGGGTAACGTCTTGCCAGTCACAGAACAACAACCATAACTGCTCTTCAGCTAATTCTAGTAGATCAGCCTTCTCCGCTAAT